CTACGGCGCTATTCTCGGCCATACCAAAATAGAGAGAGAGGACGCAAAACATGCTGTCAACTGATCCTGAAAAACTAATGACCGAGATTAAGGCCGCTTGCACCTTTAGGGACGAGCATGCCAAAACGCTAAAAGCCCAACGAGCCAAGTTCACTGGGCCACACTTCAAGGCTGAATCAATAGGGGATTCTCATAACTACAGCCCAGAGAATACCTACTACGAATACATCTCCCTGATGATCCCGCGGCTTATCTTTGATAACCCAAGAGTGCATGTGAATTCGCGTAGACCAGGCCCATCGAAAGATGTCGCCCTGGCGCTTAAATATGGACTTGATCGCTGGGTTCGTGATGTCGTATTACGCAAGAAGCTGGTCGAGTTGGCAACGGATATGCTATTCGGTTATGGCGTCGCGCTAGTCAAGGAGTCGCTTCGTGAAGGACTTGATCTTTCAACAATGCTGCCAGAAAGTGAACCCCAAGCTCCGAGTAAGCCTATGTGGCCCGTGATCGAGCGCATCTCCCAGTACCGGTTTTTCTTTGATCCCGCCTGTGAGAGACTGTCAGATGCTCGATTTATGGGGCATGAGGTTCGCAGGGACAGAGAAGATCTGCTAAAGCGGGCCAAGGACAATCCAGACGAAGGGTGGGATGTGGAGGCGCTGCGCGAAGCGGCAGAAAGTGGGCACAAGAAGGATAAGAAGACAAGCGGGAATACCCCGCCTAGCCGTGACGAGCTAGTGCTGTTTGAGGTATGGGTTCCAGAGGTGGAATTAAAAGGCAGCCCAGGGGCAGATAATGGATTCCACGGGACGATCTACACGCTTCTGTCTGCGTCAGCCCCAGAGGGACATGCGCCTACAGGGCGGTTTGCTAGAAAGCCGCGGGCGTACTACGGCCCCAGGACCGGGCCTTATTCAATGTTTGGCATCTACAAGGTTCCTGACTCCCCAATCCCGTTATCCCCTCTAACAGCCGTAGAGGCCCAGGTTTCTGACCTAAACCTGCATGTCCGTGCAGCCACCCGCTCTATGCTGAACCATAAGCGTGTCGCCGGAGTAAACGATCCAAGGACCGCCCAACTTGTCAAGGATGTCGGACACGATAATGTAGCGGTAATCCCGTTTGAGGATGGCCGCGCTCTGGTGCAAGAGTTTGAAGTTGGAGGACAGACTGAGCAGCAGATGAACTGGATCATATCAGCAAGAGAACGGGCAGACAGGGCTCTTGGAATGGATGAGGCCCTTCGTGGGAATGTCTCTGGAGTGGGAACCGCTACCGAACATACGATTGCCTCAGAAGCCAGCAATACGAGAATGGCGTTCATCAAGCAGGCATTCACCGATAGCGTGACCTCGCTTCTGGAGAAGGTGGCATTCTACCTCTACCACGATGACCGTATCGTTTTCCCCTTGGACGAGGAGGTTGTCCGCGATCTCGGGATTCCGCCAGAAGAGCAGCCCATGTTCGCTGGCGGGGGGCATTCGGCCACAGATGGGTACACATTTGAGGATATGGAGCTAGAAATTGAGCCATACTCAATGGAGCGGGCAAATGAGGGGCTGGCCCAAAAAAGGGCCATGGAGATGCACTCGATGTTGCTGAATACCCTACCAGCCATGCAGCAATACCCTGATTACCCCTGGGTAGACCATTTCCAGAAGATCGGGAACGCCATGAATGCCCCCGATCTGGCCGAATTGGTGAATAATGACCTACTGGAGAGGTTCGCTGCGGATCTTGCGAATCAGATGAAGATCCAGGCCCAAGTGGCCAGGCAATCCGCCAGGCCCCAGCTTCAGTCCCAGGTAGGCACCACCCCCCAGCCCAAGACCGTGCCACAGAAAAGGCCCTCCAAGGAGCTTCCCAATGCGGGGCAGCAGTCAGGAAGGGCATTGCAGGCCCCTATGCAGCAGGCCCCGACAGGGCAGGCAGCCGGCATTCCAGGCATCTAGGATACAGATATGAGCAAAAACAAAAAGGATCCCACGATCATTTGCCGTAAGGATAATGGTTTTGAGTCAAAGCAACTCCCCAAGAACTGGAAATACCATAAAGGCACTTTTAACGACCGGGGGCAGCCCCAATTCCGCAATATGGCTGAGGCCAGAGAAGCCGCGGCGAGAGCCAGGGGCGAGGAGGGCGTTGAAATTCACTATGACGAACTATAGATTCGCACTAAGCGAAAGGATACTTTAGATCAAAATGGCAAACGAAGCGATACCTGAACTGGTTGAGACCCCTGCAGCGGAAGCCGCAGAGCCTACCTCTTCCGAGGAAATCTCCAACAAAGAGATGGATTCTGTTCTGATGGACCTTGACCCAGAGCCCGATCCAGATGAGATTGAAGAGGTTGAGGAGAACTCAACGGAGATTGCCGAGCCGGATGGAGTTGAAGAACCTTCTGAGGATTCTCCAGAAAGCTCTCCTCAACACCAAGCTGAGGAAATTGAAAACGCATACGCTGTCCTACGCCGTGATGGTTGGACAGCTAAAGACCTTGAGGGCTTTGATGATGAGCGGTTGATGACCATCGCCGCCCATCGTAAAAAAACTCAAGGCGATGTAGACCGACTGTTACGAGAGGCCCGCGAAGGGCCAGGTGAGACCGCAACAACGGAACCGGAGGCAGGCCATACAGCAGAGCCCTCCCCCGGCACACCCGATAGCGCCAACCTCAACCAGGCCGTTAATGAGTACGCTGAGTACTTGGGGCTTGACGAAGCAGGACGGGATCTAATGGTGCGGTCGCAAGCGGCCGCGCTAGAACCCATGCAGAGCCTTATTGAGGAGCAACGGTCAGCTATTGACAACATGCAATCCAGGATGCTCTACATGGATTTAGAGAGTGCAAGAACTAGCCTAGTTGATAAGTATCCACAAATCGAGGATACCGAAAGCGACCGCTGGGGGAGTGTACTCGACAGAATGTCTGCCCTTTATACCGAAGGTACTGACCAAGATACGGTCGGCGTTATGGAGGATGCGGTACTTATGGAGTTCCGTGAGGACTTGAAGGACGAGGCGCAGGCTGCGTCAAAGTCCCTCAAGACCTACCGGGACAACGGTCAACCCGATGTACGGGCTGGTCGGGCAGAATCTACTGCTCCCGTCTCATCAGATGAGCGGGATGATGCGGTTCTGCGAATGCTTGAGAGTTCCGCGCCGGATCGAATTGAGAAGGCACGGGCTATTGGACAACAACAGATTTAGGAGAATTTATCGTGGGCTCTGCGCTTTCAACCTTCAACGACTTCATGGACACGACGGGACCCTCGTATTTGACGGGTGCCGATCAGATCGTCAATGAAGCGGTGAAAAACAATTACCTCTTGCGGCGTTTTATGCGCGGTAAGGGACCTTCAGAAACAATCCAGGGTGGATCAACAATCAAAGATGAGATCATGTTTGATGAGGCGTCCACATTCCAGTTCTACCAGCCGAACGACACATTCAGTTGGCAGAACCCACAGGTCCTCACTAACTGGGAAATTTCCTGGCGATTTAGTGTTGACCATATGTCATGGACGGATCAGGAAATTGAATTGAATACTGGTGGAATGGGCCGTAATGGTCGGCACCAAACATTCAAGACACTTAAGCGCAGTAAAGAGCAACGCCTCTGGACTTCGCTTTTGAACGGCTGTGAGGATGCGATCTTTGCTGTGCCGAATGAAACCGAGATGGAAACTGCCGCCGGTACTAGGCCTTATAGCCTTCCTTGCTTTATTAACGATGCCGGGACTAAATTGGATTCTTGGAGTGGTACTGATCTTCAGAATGTCAACATGACCACTTATCCTAAGTGGGCGAATCAAGTTGGGACCTGTGGCGGTGGCACTGATGATGCGGCCCGCGACTCAGCGCTCTTTTATGGGTTTGATCAAATGTGGCAGGATGTGAAATTCATCCCCCCGCCTAGCCATCAGGAGTATTTTGAGAATGCCGAGATGAACGCTATGTTTATCGCCTGCTCTAAGAAGGGGCATGGTGAATATGTGAAGGCTCTACGCCGATCTCAAGATACTTTTGTTAGTTCGTCTAGACAGGATCCCCACTACATGAAGCCGCAATTCGCGGGCATTGATATGGAGTATGTCTCGTCTCTTAATGATATTGCTGTTTATGACGATGGCACTAAGACGGAGGCTAACGCTAATTTCTTGGGCCCTCGCTATTATTTCATTAAT